GCTTTTGAAGGTCTCGTCTTATGGCAAAGATTCTGCTCAAACAAATGCAAAACAAAGTTTCGTGTCCAATCTAATATTGACAATGAAAAAAGGAATTGTTGTATTTGTAGCGCAGTGTTTGAAGTTAACAAATATGCTATCAAAACCACTTGTGGTGACAAATGTAGAATTAAAAAAATGCAAAATACCCGAAAAGGTCTATGATATCACCGTGGATATAGACGGTTGCTATTATGCGAATGGATATCTTGTTTCTAACAGCGACAGCGTCCGCTATATGGCAAATGCCCGTATTCAATATGGCCGTGGTCCTGGGTCAATGACCCCTGAAAAACTCAATCAAATCAAAGCAAATGCAGGATTTGGGCCTAAGCAAATACCTATCCAGCAAAAATTGCAAAATCCTTTCCTTGGTAGATAATATTTTAAATAGTATAAAGGAGTTTTTACAATAGGTAATACATGACGTCGGGAATGCTCGAAAGAAATCAGGTTGTCCCAAATATCTATAATCAATATTACCAAGACGGAAAACGCGATATCGTAGCAGAAGCCGATGAACGCTATCAAATGAATCTTTCAGCTTGGCAGCTTTTCTTTTGGGAGCAGTTAATTGATAGAAAAGTTTATTTAGGCGATCAACGTTATTTAAATCTTTATTCTGGATTGTCATACGAGCATCAAAAGTTCGTTTTTAATGCTGCTATGCCGGTTGTAAATATGATTTGCGGAAGGCAAAGACAGCATCGTAAGGCAACTCAAATGATTCCTGTCCATGGCTCAAGCTCTAAAACTGCATCTCAGGCGACTAAAGTTATTCAATGCGCCTATTCTAATGATGATACGTATCATACCATAAGTAATTGCTTTAAGGAATCCGCTGGAATCACAGGATTAGCTTTGATGCATTCTTGGCTAGACTATAGAAGAGATCCTGTGTGCGGAGACATGAGGACAGAATGTTTCAGCGCCGATATGGTGATGATGGATGCATTTTGGAGAGATATGTCATTGACTGATTGTCAGTTTATACGCACAAGAAAATATCTTCATAAGCAACAAGTTAAGCAACTGCTTCCCGGACGAGAAAAAGATATAGATCTATTGAACGATCAAGCCTATTTCGATACAAAATTTACTTTCATGCCTCAGCAATACAATATCAGGCGAAAAGGATTTCTTGCATACGATGAATACTGGTATTTAACCGAACGGGTGGGGACTTTTATCGTTGATTCAAATACGTATGAATCAATTGAAGCAGATCTTTCTAAAGAAGAAATAAACGAACTCAGATTTCGTCATCCCGAAATAGTTATCGTTCATGAAAAAGTTCCAACGGTAAATCTTGCTATTATTGTTAATAATACATGTTTTTATGATGGACCTAACCCAATGTCCATAGATTTCTATCCGTTCACTGCATTTGTGGGTTATCATGATTTATCAAATAATAATTACGCATTTCGCTATCAGGGTGCTATAAGAAATATCAGAGATTCGCAATATCTTCTAAATTACAGAACACAATTAGAATTAGATCTTTTAGCTGCTCAATTTTCAGGCGTTGACGTTGAAGAAGATGCCCTTATAGATGATCAAGACGCTTTTAAAGTAGGTCCTGGAAAAGTGCGATTCTTTAAAAAGGGGAGGCTTCAAAGTTTAAATGATAAACCTGGAGCGAACATTAATCCGGCGAATTTTGCCGTTACAGAGAGACTCAAAAACAATATTCAGGCCGATGCAGGGGTTACGCCCGAGCTTTTGGGACAAGCGGAGGATTCAGACGTTGGAATCACTGAGCAACTTCGTCAAGGAGCTGCTCTTACCACGTTACAAGAATTATTCGATAACTTGGACTTATCGCAACGAAATGCGGGCCGTCTCCATTGGGCTATTATTCAGAAAAACTATACGCTTGGCAAAATAAGAAAAATGATTGAGGAAGAGCCTACGAATGAATTTCATGATAAGTCCTTTCAAAAATATGACGCAGTCGTTGCCAATGCACCTCTAACGGATACAACTCGACAACTTGCATTTAGACAACGTTACTTCATGTGGAAAGATGGCTTTCCTATTCCTCCTGATCAAGTCATGCAAGACTTGGATATTCAAGATAAAGATAAGCTTATGGAAGCTATACAGCAGCAACAGCAAGCACAGCAACAGCAACAAGAGCAAATGGCTCAATTACAGATGCAAAACCAGCAAATTGTTAATGAAAGTCTGCAATCGAAAGCAATTAGTGACCGAGCGCTTGCGGAAGAAAGAAATAGAAAGGGTGAATTAGAACAAATGTCAGTCCTTACTAAATTCAACGAATCTGAACATATGAAAAATCTTGCTGTTCTTGACAAAGTTAAAGCAGCTAAAGAAGTTGAATCCATGGGAATAGATGACTTTGTTAAGATATTTACCTTGATAGAAAATATTAGAAATCGTGAAGATGAAAAAGATTTAAAAAAACAAGAGGTTACTAATGGGACACAGCCATAAAAATACATCCGAAGGTGGACGAGAAGGCCATGGAAATTCTGGACCAGACTATTCAAAGATTAAAGAAAATGTGGATCCAAAACCACCTCCAGGCGCTTCCAATTCATATGAGAAAGTAAGAGATAAAATTGATGCAAAAGATCGCGCATCTTTAGCTAAAATGCCTTATACTCGTGAAAAGATGGCCAATAAATAATTAATGGGGTCTGGCCTAAATACTAAGGCATTCCGTAACCATTCGGAAGAATGTGGGTGCAAATCCCACTTCCCCAACTTTAAGGAACAACATGCCCAACATTAAAATAATCCCAGAAGCTAAGAAGCCTTTTGTTCCCAAGAATAAAAATCTTAGCGATACAAGACCTCGTTTTACTCCTCCAGGCGGTAAGCCTCCTTTGCCATTGCAAGAGTCATATAACCGTCAGGGAACCGATGGCGCTAAAGCTAACAAAAAGAATATGGGATAATCATGACAATGATCCCCCCAAAGATTCGCGGTCTTCCTAATTTACGAAAAAGCCAATCAGGTTATGTCAAAAAACCTCAGATGGCCTCATCTAACTCTAATCGCAGTTTGTATCTTGGAGGGGCAAAAATAATTCGATAATGTGTACTAATTTATCAAATTTTCCCGAAAAAATAAGAAAACATTTCGAATGCAAACTTTTGCATGAAAAACATCCTGTATGGAATGGGGAATATGAAGATTTTAAAGGGAAAAAGTATAAAAAAATAATTTGGGTATGTAAAGTTTGTAATGGTAAAGAATAGCACCAAAACCTATGGCGAGCTTATGCTTATCGCTCGTGATAAGACAGATAAGCAGGAAGTAGGCGAAACATCCGAAGCTTTAATGAATGATTTCAAAAAGATCATTGAACAAGCTGTTCAAGGCAATTATGATAAAGGCATAAAAGGTAAGTATTATATCCATATTTGGGTCACTAAAGAGCCTTATGCCCAAAATACATTGCATATTTATCCTCAATGCCGACGTACAAGACCAAGCCCATATCAAGGAAATGACCACTATCTTTGGTCTGTTGAAGATGGCGGAATAGTCAATTTTGAATGGTGCATTCCTAAAAAAGAAGTTCTTACATATATTCTAAAAAATCCTAATGAATTTGATCGGGATTATGTTGCAATGCTCCAAAAATTCACAAAAGATAAGCTTGAGAAACTAGAAGATTATGTGGTTGATGGAAAGGTTATTTAATCAAATATCTTTTTAAATCCTTTCTTCAGGGTTACCATGTCAGATTTTAAAGTCTTTATTTCATCTCTAACTTTGTAAACATCCTCATACAGAGTTTCACAATTTATGACTTTTTTAGATTGTTTTTCCAGCTTCTTGATAATAGGTTCAAAATGATTAAATATTCTTGTTATCTCTTGATACATTATATTAAAATTAGTGAGCAATTCAGGATTTATACTTTTATTGATTTTATCTATTGTGTTTTTTGCAATCTCGTCCTCAATCCCTTTAAAATTGACCCTTTTAACCATCATGTCAAATAATTTTGATTCATTCATTTCCATTATTTATCCATTCCTAAAATTACTTTTCAGAAATTTTCGAATAGCATCATGTGTTTTTTCATCATTATTTTTGCAAAGTGTATGTTGAAGACAATCAATTCTTTCTTCAATTGATCGTAGATTAGTTATTATAGAACTCAAAATTACCATAATTTGCTGATTTGTCAGCTTTTCTTGATCCAATTCGTCATTTGGTCTAATAATGGACTCAGACACTTTTTAACTTCCTCATCTGGTTTGACCTTATATTCTTCCATAAACTCAATTGTTTGTTCCATGGAAAAAAGTAAATTGCTCATCTTTTCAGCCGCTATCATATAAGTTACAATATCCAAATCTTTATTCATAATTACCTTTTAAATTTTATCTTGTAAGTAAATTCAAACTTTAGATATATAACTTTTAAGGCGCAATATGAGATTCGCCTATCTCAAAGGAAAACATGAGTTTTACAGAAGAGACCCAAGTTCCTGAAGTGGTCGATCAGGCAGTTGAAACCCATGATAAGAAGTCTCCGCAAGAAAGTTTTGCTGAGCTTCGACAGGCTAAAGAAACTTTAGAAAGGCAACTTTGGCAAGCTCAAAAAGAGCGGGAATTGTTTGAAAAGCAATTGCAAATGCAATCGCAAAAACCACAAATTCCGCAGGATGAAGATTTTGATTATAGACAGCTAGAACAAGAAGAATTTCCCGACGGAAAGAAGCTTGTTAAAGCTCTCAATACTTTTAATAAGAAATTATCAGGGTATGAGAAAGAACTAGCTATTAAAGATCAAAAAATTCAAATCCTTGAGGCTGCTACTGAGTTTTCCGATTTTAAAGACGTCGTTACGCCTGAAAATATAGAAAAATATATTAAATCAGACGAAGACAACCGCGAGGCTGTTGAGACTGCTAGAAATCCTTTGAGAAAGGTCTATAATCTTATAAAGAAAGATGCTCGCTATCAAGCTGATATACAAGCTAAAAAAGCAGCAGAAAAACCTGTCTCTCAGGAGCAAAAGCGCGTGGATGACAAAGAAGGTAAGCCAAAGTTAGGAAGCCTAGGAGTTAGATCCGAAGCAGTCACAGCAGCGGCTAAAATGTCTAACTCAACCATGACTAAAGAGCAAAGAAATGCGCTCTGGAAAGAAACTCTCAGCTACGCTCGCAGATAGATTCGTCTTAACTTGAGGTTAAGACTATGAGCGGTCCAACGACCACTTCAATATTAACTCCTGGCGTTCAACAACAGCTTTCAATGAAGCTTTTAGCTCGTCCAATGCCGGATCTTATCCATACAACTATGGGATATCCAATTACAATGGATCAGCAAGCAGGAGACATTCTACGTAGACGTAGATATAAAAACCTTCTTACAGCACCTGTGCCACTCGGCAACGGTATTGTAGACCCACCAGCGCAGCAACTTACCGCATTAGACATCGACGCGAGAATCGACTGGTACGGTACTTACCTAATCCTTCAGGAACAGGTCATGCTCATAAATGAAGATCCGGTTTTAAATTCGGCTGTGTCCACTTTAGGACAAAGTTTGAGAGAAACCGAGGATCAGCTAGCCAGATCAATGATGGAGGGAGGCGCGCCGCCAATTAATTGCACAAGTGGCACGAATGGCGATAATCCGACCAACATCAGTCCTCTTGACTGTTCTAAAGCCGTTCGCTTATTGCGAACCGCCAATGCTCAGTTCATTCAGGATATGATTGAAGGCGAAAATAAATTCGGTAAAATGTGTGCCGAAGTAAAATCTTCTCTGATTGACTTGGAGTTCCTAATCGCTGCATAATTGCAGGGAAAGGATAACAAGGGGCAAGTATGCAAGTTAAATGCTTTGATTGTGGAGTAGATGATTGGATGAAAAAATTCCATCATGAAAACACAAGATGTTTTTGTAATGAATATTACAAAAAACGCATACAGCCTGAACGCAGCAAGCGAGAAGACCAGAAGATTTGCAAAAAATGTGGTTGGCCACTTTATTATTTTTATGAAACCAACGACTATGAATGCGCTTCTGGATGCGGTGCTCTGAACACTATGGAGACATAGTGACCTAGGCTGAGAAGATCTAGGCGCCATTTTGTTGAAGTCAACAATATGGTCAACAAGTAACAGAATTGACAGCCCCAGTCCGTACAGCATTCTTTGGTTTAGGCCATACGAATCTGTCCGCTGACTTGGATCAAATGCTTGGATTTATTAATGTGGCCAACTACGCAAACAATAGTAATCTATTGCAAGCGGAATGGGGATCAGTAAGAAACATTCGTTTCCTGCTGTCTTCTGTTGGTTCCGTTATTCCTAATGCTTCGGCTAATGGCAAAGATGTTTATAACATCTTCCTGCCTGGCCAAGAAAGCTATGATATGGTGGATTTGGACGGATATTCGGCCCAATTCATCTATGCACCGCCTGAGATTGCATCACCTCGCCTAAGGCTGTATCAAACAGCAGGTTGGAAGATGGCGCAAGTGTTCAATATTACTAATACAAGCTGGATTGTAGCATTACGCTGCACTCTAAGCGTGGCTATTTAAGGAGGTAATATATGAGTACTCAAATCACAACAGGCTTATTTCAAAACGTTGCATCAACGCCGTTTTTCATTCCTTTACATCAATACATTTCTGAAATCAGGCTTAAAAACCTGACAAGAAGTGGCATTACTGTGGGAAGCGTTGCAGGTTCTTTGACATCTGATAGGATTGTCGAAGCGTTTTGGTGTGATTATATGGCGCAAGGGACTGCTCAAATTGTGCAAAATGGCACAGTTGCAGGCATTTTAGCCCCTCAACAAAATGGTGTCGCATCTATTAACGGTTTTACCGTTTATAATGGCGCAACCGGAAATGTTGGCCCTGTATTATCAATCCTTTCATTTACACCAGGAACTACAACGGTTTGGACAACAAGCACAAACCACGGATACCAAGTAGGCGATACTGTAAGAGTATGGGGTTTAACTTCAGCTCCGCAGTTTAGCGGTCTTCAAATGACTGTTACGGCTACTAACGGTACAAATACATTCACAACACTATTGGATAGCACAGGTGCTACGACTAGCGTTGGATCGGTTCAAAAAATAGGAAACTATCTTTTACCGACTAGATCTTTGTATTACCCTCAAAATAGAGTGATTGCAAAGATTACGAATGCTAATCCAATGGTCGTGACTACTCTTGTTCAACAAAATTACTATGTTGGCGATGTAGTAACATTTGATATTCCGTCTGTGTTTGGAATTCCTCAGCTTACTAATAGCATAACCGGGCTTCCTTTCGAAGCTA